CTCAGCGTAATATAAAGAATATCTTCGGTCCTAAGGAGACTCGCTTCAAAGAGAATATCAAAGCTCCAACGGATCAGGATAAAGCTAAGGAGTTATTTTATCAGCTCCGGACAATGAGCAAGTCGGTCAGTACATTCCTGGAGTCATCATCTTCGACCCTGGCTGCAGGTATCGGTACCAAGGGTATTAGAGCAGTCCAGGATAAGAGAACCGAGACCATCAATCGTAAATATATAGAGAAGTATGGAATGGAAGGACTTACTACAGGTGAACTGAGTAAGGTCTTCGCTTCCAAGAAATTTCAGAAGATGGTAGATGATAAACAGTACGGATCTGACTATGTATATGTTATCGCAGCGACTGTAAAACAGATCCCTACTTCCAAGAGTGAGATTAGGGAATTTCTCAATAACCATATAGATATCGATAACATTACTGAGCAGGATCTTAAGGATGCTGATATTCTGGATAAAGATGAGGCTCTGGATATTCTTGAGAATAGTAATAAGGTAGCAGAGCTTCGAAAGCTCTTCCATTTTGTTGAAATGGTAGACAGTCCTATCCTTAATGAGAAGATAGCAGATGCTATCGCTGAGGGATATACCCGTAAGAACTTATTTTTCTGATAGATAGGAGGCTTTTGGAGCGTGCGAAAGTCATATAAGGAGCTGGAGGCTCTTCGGGCCTACTGGCTCAAAACTAACTCACCCTATAGGATGGCATACTGGGAGGACTGGGACTATACAGCCCTTCGTAATGTCATGTATAAGAAGAAGACCGGTAACGGCAGAAGCGGTACATTCAACGACTGCATCATCATGGCAGATACTGAGACATCCAAGAGAAAGGATGCTATGTACCGGGTACCGGATGAGAACCATGTTGTAGCATGGACCATCAGCATCAGGGCTCATCATATGAACGTCGTGACTCTCTGGGGCAGGAAACCATCAGATATGATGGAGTGCATCAATACGATCATGGTCAACTTATCAGGCCAGGAGACATATATCTATTTTCATAATCTCAATTATGACTGGTGTTTCTTAAGGCTCTTCTTCTTCCAAAAGTTTGGGATCCCTGATAACCAGCTCAATACTAAACCTCATTATCCTCTTTTCATTAAATGGAAGTCAGTCGGTTTAGTTCTGAGGGACAGCTACATGCTCTCCCAGCGATCACTGGATCGATGGGCCAGGGATATGGATGTAGAGCATCAGAAGGCCATCGGCTCCTGGGATTATGATAAATACCGCACTCAGGAAGAGAATTTCACGGAAGAGGAGCTGCACTACATTGAGAATGATACCCTGGCAGGAGTCGAGTGCATCGATAAGATGCTGCAGGCTCTCGGAAAGACGATCTATTCTATTCCATATACTGCGACAGGTATTGTCAGATCGGAACTCCGGGAGATAGCTAAGAAGAACCGAGGCCATGATAACTTCCTCCGTCAGGCTCTGGATCTTCAGCAATATCATCACATGATAGAAGTATATGCAGGAGGTCTTACGCATACAAACAGGTTTATCGTAGATCTTCTTATGGATGTCTATATTACTCAATGTAAGGACTTTGCTTCCAGCTATCCGTTTACGATGCTCTCGGAGAAGTTTCCCTCCGGAGAATTTAAGCCATATAAGGACTGTAAACCGGAGCTGATCTTATCAGAGAGCAAGCACTTTTGTTTCTTCTTCAAGCTCTGTATGCTCAACTTTAAACTCAAGGACCCATTGGAGCCCATGCCATATCTTCAGTATTATAAACTCAAATATGATATCAATATCGGTCCTGCAGAAATGGATAACGGAAGAGTCCTCCAGGGCGGATATTGCGAGATATGGCTCAATGAGGTAGATCTTCAGATCATCATGCAGCAATATACTTTTGAAGACATCCGGTGTTGTGAGGTGCAGATGGCTCCAAAGGACTATCTTCCCAGATGGATGACGGACTACATATATAAGCTCTTCGAGGATAAATGCAAACTAAAGGGAGGTGATCCGGTATTGTACTCAATGGCAAAGTCGAGGCTCAATTCTGTCTATGGTCTGACAGTTCAGAGGAGCATCCAGGAGGAGATAGAAGAGAGCAGAGTCTACTCAGAAGAAATGTATATCAAGAACAGGAAGACAGGAGAGGAGGAGCAGAAGGCTTATGATAAGTATTTAAAAAGTAAGAATACTATCCTTAATTATCAGATCGGAGTCTGGGTAACATCTTATGCCAGGAGGAACCTCATCCTGGGACTCGGCTCCTGCATCGATGATAAGAGGAAGGAAGACGGTACGAGATCGGAGATCTCTCACTGGCTCTATTCTGATACAGACTCTATCTATTCTAACCGATGGAATGAGAACAGAGTCCGGATGTATAATGAGCTCTGTAAGATGAAGCTCCAAGATAATGGATATGGTCCTGTCATCATCGGGGATAAAGAATACTGGCTCGGTATCGCTGAGGATGATAAGGAGTGCATCGAGTTCAAATCTCTGGGAGCCAAGAGATATGCTTATCGTCTTCCGGATGAGTCTCTTCATATTACTGTCGCAGGCGTACCAAAGAAGGGAGTCATCTGCCTCGAAGATGATATCAACAATTTCACAAGAGATATGATCTTCGATGGAGAGAGGACAGGAAAGAAGGCTCATTATTATATCTATAGTCCTAATGGGATCCATATAGATGAAGATGGTAATGAGATAGGAGACAGCATCGACCTGCAGCCATGTGACTACAGGCTCGACCAGACAGAACAATGGTCATATCTGGAGGAGCATGAGATATGTATTCCTTCACATGAGACCGATGAATTAGGAGAATTTTTATGATAAAGGCTAAGGAATATTTTAAAGGAATATGCCCGTATACATGTGAAAGATGTAATAACTGGCTCTGCCGTTTCTGTCGTATCGAAAGAAGAGAAAGAAGATGGATGAAAAGGAGAGACATATGATAAATGACGGCTATTATCATTTTTGTAACGACCTGGATTATTATCCGGATGCTGTTATATATGTTGTCTGGTCAATGCGAGGCCCCGGTAAGACTTACAGCTTCCTCAAGTACTGTATTGACCAGAAGAGGAAATTTATCTACATGAAGAGGACCAACGAAGATGTCAACTTCATATGCTCTTCTGATAAGAACCAGCTCATCAGCTTCGACCCTTCTCCATTTGTTCCCCTTAACAGGGATCTCGGCTGGAATATAAAGCCGCAGCTCATCGAGAAAGGTGTAGGAGCATTCTATCGATGTAATGATATGGGAGAACCTGCAGGAGCTCCCCTGGGATATATCCTCTCTTTAAATAAGATCAAGTCCATCAAGGGTGTAGACTTCTCGGATTGTGACTTCATCTGTCTGGATGAGTTTATACCGCAGACTCATGAGATCGTAAGAAGATCGGAAGGATCTGCTCTTCTCGATCTCTATATGACTGTAGCCAGGGATAGAGAATTTAGAGGGAGGCAGGCTCTCAAGCTCGTATTATTTGCCAACTCGGAGGAGATCTCAACTCCTATAACTAATGTACTGGAGATCGTTGACCAGATGGCAGAGCTGAACTTCTCGGAGCGGTCATATATGTATCTGGAAGAGAGAGGCATCATGCTCCATCATATAACGCTGGAGGAATGTCCTGCAGCTCAGGCTAATATGAGATCGGGCATAGCTAAAGTCATGCAAAATACTGACTGGGCCGATAAAGCACTGGGAGGTAAGTTTGCTAATAATGATTTTTCCTGCTGCATGAAGCTCCCGATCAAGAACATGAAGCCATATATACAACTTCGTTATAAAAGAAAATACTATTATATATATCTCCGGGAGAGCGATGGAATGTATTACATGACTACCTCTAAGAGTAAAGATTGTATCTTCTCTTATGATCTTGACAGGGAAGCCAGCAGGAAGATGTTCTATGCGGAGCACTGCCGTGAGCTCCAGATCGAGACCATGGAGGACCATATGTATTATCTTAAATATTCAATGTATGATCTCATAATGCACTTCAAGGAGATATTTAAGATCTAGGTATTGCATTTATGACGCAATGCGTTATAATGATATTAGTTCATAGAAAGGAGCGTGACATTATGAACATTAAATTCGATCACAATTCCGACACATTTAACATGGAGTTCACCAGAGAAGAGATCGAGGATCTCCATTATATGCTGATGTTATCATTCAATAATCTGCTGGATGATAAGATCTTCTGCTTTTCTTTTAATCATCAGAGTAAGGAATGCAACCGCAGATGCGAGTCTAATCTCTGCTGGAGAGAAAAGATCGCTGACCTTATGGATTCAGTTTATGGAGAGGAGGAGGAGTAATGGATGATCTTACTGATACATGGGCCCGGATATTCAGATCCCTTAAATACAGAATGCTGGAGGAATATGGTTATGAAGAAGATAAAGAATCTTGTAGTGAAGGCACTGAGGCTGATCAGGAGGAAGGAGGAGCCGGACAACGCTGCTCCTGAGTTCTATGATTATCTCACTTCTTACTTCCATGAGCTTGATTACTCCATGAAGATAGCAAAGCTTCTGGATGATGCAAAGCTGGAGAATGTGAATATCAAGAGAGTCCTGGCGGTCACTATAGCAGCTGTCCAGATGAATGAAGGACTCACGGAAGTCGAGATCCTTAACGAGAAGGATCTCATGATGATGGAACTGAAGGAGGATATTATCTTATGAAGAGATACCAGACGATCATTAAGGGCATTCCATACTATGCAATATATCCGGATAAAAGGCCATTCTTTACTTCCAGGAATATCGATATCTATCTTATGTATCGTATAGGTCGTACAATGCAGCTTAAATATAGAAAGGATGCCGGACTTACGCTTAAAGACCTGGCCATAAGATATTCATTAACTCCCGAAAGAGTCAGACAGATCTATCTTAAGATGGAAAGATGCGTTAATAGAAACATCATCACGATCAAGGAGGAAATAGCAGAAGTATGACTAATCAGCAAGCTATCTGGGAACTGGAACATATCTATGGAATGGTTTCCAACAAAGTACAGAAGGCTCTGGATGTTGCCATCAAAGCCATTAAAGAACAATCAACAGAGGAGCGTGACTCTGAAGAGAATAAATAAATTACCGGATAACCGGAGAAAGAGGTGTCTTATGGGCTTTAAATCTCAGAAGAAAGAATCAAATGAAGAGCAGGTCAAGGTATCTTATACCTGCAAGGTAAAAAGCGTTTATCAGCTGGATGAGAATAAAGTACTCTTTGATATGAATGTCAATGGTATCGATATCAAGGGTTTTACTTTCATCTTCTATAAGAATAAGGAAGGTAAGGAAGGAACCATGATCTCAAGACCTTCAAGGAAGGGATCAGATGGTAAGTACTATGACCAGGTATTCTTCCCTATCAACAACCAGATGAAGGATGAGATCCTCTCACAGATTGAGTCTTTACTCGGATAATGTTATAATATCCATGCAGGCGTTATGATACATGTCTGCGTGTCCCAACGCACAATCAGGCCCCGGTTCACGCTGCCGGGGTCTGATTGTGTTTTGTTGACAATATCTATATAATGTGCTTAAGGAGGTACATACACATGAACTTTGATATTGTAACTACTATAAGCACACTCGGCTTCCCGATCGTAGCCTGCATCGCTCTCGGATGGTTCTGCAAGTATATGATCGATAATAATAACAAGAACATCGAAAAGATGTTCGATCTCTACGATAAAGCTAACCAGGAGAATAGAGAAGCTATCCAGGCGGTGACTGTCGCACTGGATAAGTTATGCGATAAACTTGACGATCTTAAGGAGTGATCTTATGGCTATAGGACATATGCACATATCTCAGGAAGGTATAGATCTCATCAAGTCCTTCGAGGGATTCCGATCCCAGGCATATAGGCCGGTCATAACCGAGAAATATCTTACGATAGGTTATGGTCATTATGGTCCTGATGTCAGGATAGGCCAGACGATAACCAGGGAGCAGGCAGAGGTACTTCTCCGGAAGGATATCGAGAAATTTGAAAAGAATGTGAACAAATGGGACTATACATACGACTTCAATCAGAACGAGTTCGATGCTTTAGTCTCCTTTGCATATAATATCGGATCCATAGACCAGCTGACAGCTCAGGGTAAGAGGTCCCGTCAGGAGATCGCAGATAAGATACTCCTCTATGTACATGGAGCAGGAGGCATCAAGCTCCAGGGCCTTGTTAAGAGGAGACAGCTGGAGAGAGAACTCTTCATGAAGGGGAAGACGGAGCTTAAGAAGCTGACTATCCCGGAGCCTACTCTCCGTATCAGATGCAAGTCAGAGAGAGTAAAGCAGCTCCAGCACGCAATCAATGTTCTCTTCAATGATACTCTTGCCGAGGATGGGAGCTTCGGACAGCTCACCAAGGGTGCTGTCATGAGAGCTCAGGACCAACTCGGTATATCTATAGATGGGATCTATGGACCTAAAAGTTATGCTGCATTTAAGAAGGATGCAGAAAGGAAGGGATATTCTATATGATACAGATAAAATTTTATACATTTAATAAGAGGACCAACTCGACCAAAGTCCCGACAGGTTCCGGTTCTACATATAACTGTACCCTTAAGGATGATACTTCCATCCTGGAGCCTGTCATCAGACTCCAGACATCTAATAATGTAAAGGTATATAACTATGCTTATATAGCTGACTTTGGAAGATATTACTTTGTAACTGATATCGTCAGCTCCAAAGGCTTCTGGGAGATATCTCTTAAGGTTGATACGCTGGCCAGTGAGAAAACCGGCATCGGAGTAATGGCTCCGTATGTACTTCGAGCTGCATCTGCATATGATGAATATATCCTCGATACTGCATATCCTGCAGACTCTTATGTGACGGAACATATAGCGTATGATAGTGCTCAGGGACATGAAAATCCCTTCGCTGGTTCCAGTCCTTCCTATTGTCTCGGTATAATCGGTTATGGATCAGATCCTGTCGGATCTGTCTGCTATTATGCAATGACACAAGCTCAGCTCATGGCTTTTATAGGTTATCTGATGGGTGATGTAACAGTATGGTCTGATATCTCAACATCAGATTATTCAGCAGGAGTACAGAGAGCCCTTATTAATCCCATGCAGTATATCGTTTCATGTATAAAGCTCCCTATTGAGGTTCCCTTCAATCAGACTCCTGTTGATAGTCTCATGTTTGGTACTAATGAATATACAGGGACAGGGATCGCTTATGCTCTCTCCGGTTCTTTGCTGACAGATTATGCTTCGGGAACTATATTGCTCCCTTCTCATCCGCAGGCCAGTACAAGAGGAAAGTATCTCAATGGAGCTCCTTATTCTAAATACTGGCTCCATGTAGGTCCTTATGGAGACATCCCTCTCAATGGTAATCTGGGATCCCTTATAACAGCAGGAGCAACAGATGATGATAGATATATAACCTATTATATAAAGTTCGATAAGCCTACAGGATTGTGTAACATGGTAGTCTATCCCGGTAAGAAGGGTGCAACATTCGATCCTTATGCACATGATACAGGTGACAGGCTTGCATCCGTCACATTTCAGGGAGGTATTCCTGTTCAGCTGGCATCTGCATATACTGACCCTCTTCTCATCCAGCAGAGACAGGCAAACCTTATCTCATCTGCTGCCGGTTCTGTTGTCGGAGGCATGAGCAACCCGATCGGCTCCGCTATCGGTGCTCTGGGTTCTATTCCTGCTGCTGTCGGTGACTTGATGAGAGCACAGTATGGAACTGTAAACAGTAATGGAACGAATGGAGCTATCCTCCAGACTATAGATGCAGCTGAGGGAGTTTATATCAGATCTGAGCACAACAGGATAGTTCCTGAGAATAATACGGATCTCGGAAGACCTCTCTGCCAGGTAAAGACGATCAATACTTTATCAGGCTTCATACTCTGCTCCGGAGCTGACTACGGAGGAGCAGGAACTTCCCAGGAAAGGGATGAGATAAACGGATATCTTAACGGAGGTTTCTTCTACGAATGAGTACATGGTCATCTTTATCTGCAGCTGCTCAGTCTAAAGCAACTACTCTATATCAGGCTCTTCTCTCCTTCTGGAATAATCCATCAGGAGTATCTGCTCTGATGGGTAATATCTGGCATGAGTCAGCAGGTACTTTTGATGGCCGTATAGTGCAGAGTTATACAGAAGCAGATCTCGATGGATTCTGTCAGGACTATACTGATGATGTAAACGATGGGACTATCAGCGAGAGTCAGTTCGTTAATGGAGGACCGGGCGGAGGCGGATATGGTCTCTGTCAATGGACATATTTCTCCAGAAAGCAGGGGCTTTATGACTATAACATCAGCAGCGGTACTAATAACATCGGTGATAATACGATGCAGACCGAATATATCCAGATAGAGATAGAAGGAGGATATAGCGGTACAAGAAGTGCGATACTTAATTCAACAGAGAGCACTATAGATCAAACCACAGAAGTTATTGAACTTAATTATTTCGGACCTGCTGATCCTTATAGTTCTCTTCCTGACCGCCAGCAGGATGCCAGGGAGATATATAATAACCTCTCAGGCCTTCCTCCGATACCTCCCGGACCTACTCCCGGCCTTAGAGATGACATCCTCTTCCTGAAGCACTTCATTGACCAAAACCATAAAATAAGGTATATATATTAATATATAACCTTTTATATAGAAAGGAGAACAACATGGCAAAGAACACAGTATCAACTCCCATCAAGGATGGAGTAATGGCTGATAACAGTACACTCTCTTCTAATGAAATTAAGAAGAGAATAGATACTGCTGCTGCTTCTATCCTTCCTGAAGTAACAGGAGAAGATGAAGGTAAGGTACTTACAGTAGGTGCAGATGGATCTTGGGAGGCTGTTCCTGTTCCGGCTCCTCCTGGAGATATTTATGTTGTCAAAGCCAATTGGAGCGATTTTCAAGTTTCATTTACAGAGGGCGAAGCGAACAGGCTATTTGATGCTGTAAATGCAGGAAAGACTATTTTTATGGAAGTAAGCGGACTTGGTGCATATTCAAACAGTGCAAAAGTATTGCTTAACGGAACTGTATTAGATGGCTTTAGTGAATCTTTTGGTATGGTTTTCTTTTATGGTGGTGCAAATAAAGGAATAGGTACTTTTGGATGGAACTTTTTTGATTTTTCAGCTATGGTTATGAATGGAGAAATTAGCGGAACAGCAAGTATTTTTGCTTTTCCTACATAATATCCATTTTCGTATTATCCGCTCTTGAAGACCCTCCCTCCGGGGAGGGTTTTCCTATGTCTGAAATCCGATATAAATGTCTGAAATTTGACATTTAAGAACATATGTATTATTAAGTAATTGAAGGGTCCCGGACATATGCCCCTGATCGCAGGCTGTAGGGCCCGGGGCTTGACTGATCATCTACCAAGTCCGGGATAACCCCTTCACTTAATACTTAAGGAGGCAGAATATGAAAAAGGTAGACATTATTAAGTTACGACTCAAGGGAGTTCCTACAGATGAGATCAAGCAGCTCATGGAGCTGGAGACTCTGGCAGAGGATGCAGATCAGGAAGAGGAAGAACTGACTCCCCCTCCTGCAGAGGAAGAGAAAGAAGAGAAAGAAGAGGAGAAAGAAGAAGTTACCCAGGCTGATGATATCAGCAAAGCTCTGGAGGAAGCGAGAGCTCAGATAACTAAACTGCAGGAAGAGAAAGAAGCTCTCCAGAAGAAGAAAGTAAGAGAAGACATATCAGGAGCTGATGACTCAAAAGATGATCAGGACATCTTTAACGATTGCATCAGGTCCTTTATGTAAATATATCCTATAAGAAAGGAAGTGCTTAAAAATGGCAAGAACAATTACACCTAAAGACGCATATGCTCTCATGAACCTTCTTGTTAAGGAAGCTATCGGAGCAGATGCTACTATCCAGGCAGTCGACTCCAGCACATTCGTGTCAGCAGGAGAGACAGTCCTTGCAACAGGTACGGAGAATGTACTCAATGCTCTCTCTATCGTACTCGGCAGGACATTCATGGCAGTAAGACCCTATAAGGCTAAGCTCGGAATAATCAATGCTATCGACACAGGTCTTTACACAAACAGGATGAGAAAGATCTCATTCTATGATGAGGAGGCTCAGGCTACCGGTGCATGGAATACTGATCTTTATACCAACATCAAGGATGGTTTCGATAATGGATCCAACCCTTCCGGAGGTACAGCTCAGTCTGTCGGTACCATGTGGGAGCAGCATCTCTATGAGCCCATCGAGATGAACTTCGCAGGACAGTCCGCATGGGACTTCTCCATCACAGTTCCCGAAGTACAGCTCCAGATCGCTTTCAGATCCCCCGAGGAGTTCGCTGCATTTATCTCCGGCATGATGACAAAGCATGGCAATGACATCGAGAAGACTAAGGAAGCATTCAACAGAATGACTCTCCTCAATAAGATCGCAGGATGCTATGCTCTCGATTCCGACATGCCCGGTACAGTCGTTAACCTTACAAAGGCCTTCAATGACGAGTACAACCCTAATGGTACCCCCTATTCGTCAGAAGAACTCAGGACCACCTATATAAAAGAGTTTACCGCCTTTTTCGTCGAAAAATTTAAATTAGAGACCGAGAAGATGACATATGATACAACAATGTATCACTGGACTCCTACAAGCGGAAGTAAGACTCTCTCCAGACATACTTCATATGCTGATCAGAGGGTCCTCCTCTATGAGCCCCTGTTCATCAAGTCCAAGGCTCAGGTCCTTCCTGAGATCTTCAATCCTCAGTATCTGGATATCAATACTCAGTATGAGGGAGTTATGTTCTGGCAGAACTGGAACAATCCTTCTGCTATCAATGTAATTCCTGCTATCCCTGATACATCGAATCCTGCACAGCAGACAGCTCCCAGCTCTGCTGTCACCATTCCGTATGTTGTCGGTATCGTATACGATCATGATGCAATGATGACAGACTTCCAGTATGAGAGCTCTGATACAACTCCTCTTGAGGCAAGGAAGAAGTATAGGAACATCTGGTTACATTGCTCCAAGAATGCTATCAACGACTTCACAGAGAATACTATCATCTTCATCATGGAAGATCCTAGTACGTGATCTGTCTCCCTTAAGTACTGCCCCGGGAGCGATCCCGGGGCTCACTTAAATCTAACGAAAGGAAATAAAGAAGATGTATTTACCGCTTAATTATCAGAAGATAAATCTGTCGGCAGGTCAGTACTTCCCTTCCATGGTAAAGGCATATAATAATCAGACCTTTAACTACTGGTTCAGGGCGCTTCATGACAGAGCCTGCTCAGTCTTCGAGTTTACTCTTCCGGATAACTGGCAGGGACCTATCCAGGACTTCTTCTATTATTGTCTTCTTCGCTTCGGTTATGTCGGTATCATGGACCTTCCCGAGTATGGGCTCTCATTTCAGCCCGGTACTCTTAAGGGTTACAATATCTATTATCAGCCGACAGGCTTCCTTATAGCTAATCCTCTCCTTAAGGATCATGAATATAATATCGGAGAGGACTGCGAGATATTGAAGCTCAGTCCTGACTATATGGGTATATATGATATTATCGGACATTATGCCGAGCAGATCGCTGCTCTGGACTCAGCTCTCAACTCTTCGATACTTAACTCAAGGATCTCCTTCATCCTCGGAGGCCGTAACAAGGCTGCTACCGAGTCATTGAAGAAGATAATGGATAAGTATTACAGAGGAGAGCCTGCTATCTATTATGATACAAAACTCAATATGGACCGCACAGATAAGGAGGATCCCTTCATGCTCATGGAGAGATCTAATATCAAGAACTCATTCCTGGCCCCTGACCAGCTTGAAGCTCTTAATACGCTCCTTAATAATTTCGATAAGGAGATAGGTATTCCTACAACTCCCTATCAGAAAGCAGAAAGACTTACGGCATATGAGTCAGAGTCTCAGATGATAGATGCAACTGCCAGGGCCGTTACATGGAAGAAGACTATAGATACATCACTCGATATAATCAATGCTCACTTTGGTACTGATATCAAATGTGAGTTCAGATATATCCCTGATGAAGATCCCGATCGGATGCTCCAGAATGAGGAAGGAGGAGATAACAATGTCGACTTATAAGATGACTCTCATAGGTATCGAGAAGATGCTGGAAGAAGATGGAAGATCTGTATTTGACAGAGTACGCCTCCCTGATGGTATCGATAAATCCCTCATGAGAGATAATATCATCCTCCAGGCTGAAGAGAAGGAGCTCCTCTACTCAGATCCTGACTTCCTCACGGAAGCTATCGGAGTATGGTCCAGGAAGAACTACTGGACATTCGAGAAATGGGTCAATGCTATCAACATAAAGTATGATCCTCTCAATAACTACGACAGAACCGAGGAATGGACAGATGATCATGAAGGCTCTGATGAGAGAAGGAAACAGTCTGAATATTCTAATGACGGCCATGATGTCTCCCAGAGCAGTGCCAGATCAGTCCAGGAAGATAACTCCAGGCAGCAGACTATCTATGACACAAATGTGAACACAGATCAGACTATTGAAGAGAAGGAAGCAGCATATAATGCTTCTACCTATCAGGAGAAGACAAAGACCGATACTGACTCTGATGTTAAGACAACCGGAGATACTACAATTGTAAATTATGGAGATAATACTCTGACATCCAATTCAGACTCCGACCTGATCCGCAAGGACACAGGTAATAATAACGATCAGGAGGAAGGATCAGACAGATATCAGAATATCCATAAGGGCCGTATGTATGGTAATATCGGTGTAACAACATCACAGCAGATGCTCCAGTCGGAGCTCGACCTTGCTCTCTGGAACCTCTATGATCAGATCGCAGATCTCTTCATATCTGAATTTTGCATCATGGTCTATTAAGACCAAGAAAGGAGAAAAGATATGACTTTTGTAAATAAATATCCATATACTGACTTCCATGAGCTCAACATCGACTGGCTCCTTGAGACAGTAAAGAAGCACAGCTCTTCCATCGAGGAGCTCCAGCAGCTTGTATCTCAGCTCAAGAAGATGACTCCGGAAGAAGTCCAGGCAATGATAGATACTTCTATCAGGCTTAACAATCAGGATATAAAGGGCTGGCTTAACGATCTCCATATTGCTATCAATGGAGAGACACAGGCTAAGCTCGATGCTCTTGATGCTTCCCTCCGAAATTACATCAACAGCCAGGACCAGTATTATGATAACTATGCTCAGGCATATGCTGCCAATGCTCTCATCCAGGCAGAAGAATATGCTGACTCCAAGCTCGTGAATGCCAACTATATGTACAGCCCCATCACGGGCCGGTATGAAGATGTCAGAGTCGTAGTGCAGGAGATCATCAGCTTCTATCACGGAGACGAGATCCTGACCGCTTCCGAGTATGATGCACTTGATCTCACAGCAACGGCTTATGACGCATATCAGCTTACTGCTCAGGAGTATGATCTCCAGGGCAAGACATTACTCGTATAAAGAAAGGAGTGACCAAAATGGCACATACTAATGAAACAACTAACTATAGCCTCCCTCAGTTCGTCGGAACTGATAAGCCCTCCTGGCTTAATGACTTCAATGGAGCCATGTCTGCTATCGATACCCAGATGAAGTCTAATGACGATGCAGCAGCTGCAGCCGATACAAAGGCAGAAGCTGCAGCAGGCGGAGTCTCCGGACTTACTACCAGGATGACAACTGCAGAAGGTAAGATCACTACTCTCGAAGGTAAGATGACTACTGCAGAGGGTGATATCGATGATCTTGAGGCAGCAGTCGAGAAGGCTGAATACTTCACAGGTGAAGGACTTACTACTGTTCTCACATACTGGGGTGCTGCAGGTTTTCTCTCCGGCAATAAGAAGAGTGCAACATTCTATCTTGACCTTCCTAAGATGAAGAAGCCCGGAGCAGTTCCTCCTGTTAGTCTCGTTACATGTAACATCATGATTGCTGCATCTGATGGCCATATCGATGGTAACAGCTATAAGGATTATATGCACGAGCCCGGAGTGACAATCTCCTGCTCATTCGCTACAAACACCCAGATCGCTGTCACGATCGCTAAGGATGAAGCATTCAATGCTACATATGGCAACTGCCCGATCTATGCTCATGGTACCATCGAGGTAGAGTCACTCTGATATACTTAAGTATATCGATCATATTACTTACGTAGGC